TCAAAAGCGATAGGGTTTGGAACTATCAAGAGATATTGGAGGCGTCTGAGAACCTACGGGCCAAACACGGTATATCGCAGTTCCTAATCGACCCGTGGAATAATTTGGCAACGGTCGGTGGTCAGAAAGTGAATAAGCACGACCACGATCATCAGGCTTTAACTGAGATAACGGTACACTCAAAGCAGACCGAAATGACTTACTTTATTAACACTCACTCGGTTACGGCAAGTTACCGCAACAAGGACGCTAATGGTAACTTAGAAGCCCCGAATAAGGGTGACACGGAGGGAGGAACAAAGTTCGCGTCAAAGGCGAGCGACTTCATGACATTCCATAGAAAGGTTCAGGACTCAACCGAGTTCCGGAAAATGGAGATTCACGTCCGAAAGGTTAAAGATACCGATACCGGAGGCCGACCGACACCTTTTGTTGAACCCGTGATACTCGAAATGCACGACGGTTGTAAGTATTTGGAGAGCACAGGCCGCGACCCAATGGCTGAGTGGCGAGGTAGGGATACGCAAGTCAAGATTACTGCAAACACCTCGTTTCTAAAGCCTAAGCCTTATGAGTTGCCTGAGGACGACCCGAATTATGTGCCGTTTTGATGTTAACCACCTGTTAAAAACCGAACACAACTTAAAAACACACTTAACTTTGGCGGTATGACAACGATTGAATTTATTGGATTGTGAATTGGATGCGGGCTTTTGGGTCTTTTTGGCTTTTGGCTTTGCGACAGATTCCTACACGGGTTTAGTGTTTGGAACGATATGCCGTTGTGGTGGTTTTTAGGGGTTATCATTATAGGGCCAACGGCAATAGGAAAAGCAATAGTTTACGCGTTAAACAACCATAAAAAATGACAACGATTGAACTCATAGCATATTGGCTGCTGTTTAGCGCGGGATGCGGTGCTTTTGAAGCATTGCTATTTCACCTTGCTAATCCGGTCAAGACAGACCTTTTCAATCAGAAGTACGGCGATATTCACGGGTATTTTACGATATTTCGAGCCGTGGGATTTCTGCCTATCCTTTTTACCGGATGGGGTGTTGTGGGATTATTGTTTGCTGTGCTGACGTTCCCTTTAATCCACGACGGAATGTATTACGAAGTCAGACATTTGCTCGACGAAAGGCTTTACGAATGTGGCTTTTGGTCAAACGAATCAAAAGACACCACGGCGAAAATATCGCTCACGTTGGAAGAACGCATATTCACTTTTGTAGGAGGCTTTGGGCTTCTGCTATTAACGCTATGACAACATACATAAACATACAAACGAAAGAACGGTACGACTCTTTGCTAAAAAGCGGAATGTTTTGGGAATTTCACCCTGAGTTAACGGGTGATTGGGAAAAGGATAAGGAGGTAATACTTACGAAATGAAAACAACAGGACAAAACGTAATTGTACGGCTTGACAAAGGGGTCGTAAGGGATGAGATTAGGTTCGGTGAAGGAACACTGAAACTCATGAGTCCCGATATGGAAAGCAAGATGAAAAACGGGGCAAAGTCAGGAGAAGTCGTCGCAGTAGGCACGGCTCAATCGCTTGACTCGTTTCGCAGGGGAGGAAACTCTTTCGGTGTATTGGACAATTTTGCAGTCAATGTGGGCCATAGAGTTCATTTTAAGTACCTTGCAATAGGGGCGTATCTTGACCATTTGGCTAACCCTGTAAATGTCAACCCCGGCAATGTGTTCGAGATTGAAGGCGAACTTTATGCCTCGTTCAACTACGGATTCATTTTCCTCAACGAAACCACAAACAAGTGCCTTAACGGGTATGTGATCGGTGAGGTTATCAAGGAGGAGGTAAGTACGATTATCACCGTGCCTAACCGTGTGGAAACGAATCAAATGATAGTATCATACGATAGCCCAAAAGCCTTATTCTACCGTGGCGATGGGTTAGAGGTTAAGGAGGGAGACATAGTTGAGTTCCGTGGCGACCACATTCCTTTCGACGCCCCGCTTTTCAACGACAAGTTAGTAGTAATCCAACAAAACCAAATTTTCGATAAAAAATGACAGCAGGACAAGTTATGATTGCGATAAGAGCCGCAGTGCTTGCGGCGCTTATTTGGATTGTTTTTTGTTTTTTCATGGGAAGTCAATAGTCCGTGGAAGCAGAAAACGTAGAGGTAACGCTAACAAACGAAGACCTTAATCTTCTGATTATTCACTCGTTTAGGAGTGGATATTTAAGCGGGGCAGCGCAAGAAGACCCCGACAGCGCTCTTTACGAGGTTACAAATCACTACAAACCATTTATTAATCTTTTGAAGAAATGAGCAAACAGTACGAAATTGACAGTTTTGAGAAACTGTGCAACGTGGTGAACAATGAGAACGTAGACAGGCTTGCGGTTGACTTAGCGCAATGGCTATTGGTGTACGCAAATACAGTGGAGTCAATCCGCGAAAGTTACCCTGAACTAACTAAAGACAAGCTAAACACCCAAATTGCAAAAGGGGCTTTTGTTTGGGTTGACGACGGTAAAAACGACCTACTTGGCGTACAAGTGACAAATGAAGCAACCGGAGAAGTAACTAAAATTGACTACACGAAAGATGAACAAGAAGAAGAATAAAGCATACCTTTTGACGCTTGCAGAGAGGGTTAAAAACGGCGAGAAACTTAGCCCTGAGCAGCGTCACATTTTCCTGTCAAACAACACCGTTGTCCGTAACGAAGTGAGGGGAAGGATACCAATGAACATTGACGCTTGGTTTGAACTTGCTGACAAGGCCACTCAAAAGACATTTGGGGTTACCTTGAGCGAGGCTTGCCGTAAGACAAGGGTTCGTGACTATACCGATATTCGTAAAATCGTTATGCACACGGCTTATTTTGCAGGATACCCCTCACATGGGATAGGTCAAAGAATGGGCAAACGTGACCACGCAACGGTACTTCACGGTCGCAGAATGTACGAACAGCACGTCGAAACCGATAGTCATTTTAAGGCAATAGCCCGCGCATTTGTTGAAAACATCGTTGAACTTGAGGCTCATGTTGGGGCTTACTCATTATCTTTGCTCGGATTAGACAAAGAATATGAGCTTGAACCGCTTACTGAAATACATTCAAAAAGAACAGCAAGAGTCGTTTAAGGCCGACTTTTTTGACTTTTTAGCCTCGTTCTCCGACAACAAAGTAGCGTTTATTGACAAGGGACGGTACGCCGACGATGTGATAGACGCTTGTGCTCAGGCTTACGAGGTCAACGCAAGCGATATTCGGGACAACAAAAAGAGGTCACGACAGATCAACAGCGCAAAACTTCATGCCGCGTTTTTTATGAGCAAGGTTGACCGTGAGGACGCTTGGAGTGCCGATAGACTTGGTGTGACAAGGGGCACTTTTCTGTACCGGATGCGGCAATTTGCTAATCTTTTTGAGACCGAACAGGTTTTTAGGTCTTACTACTCAAAGATTGTGTTTATCCTCAAAGAGAGGGGTTACGGCTTTGAGTTTCCAAATTAAGAAACAATGGAAGAAAAGGTCAATATTCTATCCGAGTTGTTCCTAATGGTCGTGGACAACTCCGAGGACAAACCGCGATTTAAGGAACTTGTTGAACGGCTTAAAACGCTGTGCAATGAAGATTAAAGTCCTAACCGCACTTTGGGGCAGAACTGAGATAACCCACCTTTTCGCGCTTGGTATTCAGAGGTTAAAGACTGAGTTTGACCTATCCGTAACCGCAACGGTCAGCACCGAGGAAGATGAGGCCATTGCGCTATACCACGGATTTAAGCCTGTTTTTTGTGATAATCAACCTTTGGGCAATAAGTGGAACGAAGGGTATAGGTCAGTTAAGGACGAAGATTGGGATGCGCTACTGATTATGGGTAGCGATGATCTGATTTCCAATGAGTCCTTGTCCGCACTTGTAAACTCAAAGAAGCCTCACGTTGGCTTTAACTCCCTTATTTTCTTAGATAGCAAAACGGGTCAGTCGTATAAGATGCAGTACGCCACGGGCCGATTGATAGGCGCAGGGCGGTTATTACTCCGATACGCCTGTGAGCAAGTTGACTCTTTATGCAAGGTTCAAATCATAAATACCGAGGAAAATGAGTACTTAACCGTCAAGCAGAAAATGCGAATGACGGCCACGAAAGCGTCGGCAGAGTTCATGCAAAAGGCCAAAATGTGTCGGATAGACGATGTTTTTCCAACCGGATTATGGGGTTCAGACCTAAATAAAGCCCTTGATAACAGCCTTGAAAATAGGTTCTCGATATTTGGCTACCCACCCGTTGCAATAGACTTCTTAGACGGCCTTGTGGACGTTAAAAGCGACACCAATATGTGGAAGATTGAGGACTTTGAAAGCCG